CCTTCGTTACGTTCTGTACTGTCTCCATAATGATCTAGGATTAGTTCTATTTCCTCTTTAGATGCTCCAGCAGCATATGTATCATCAATAATTTTTTTAAGAGATCCCATCATAGGCATAGAGACCGAATATCTCTGAGGCCCTTGTTTCTTCTGTGATAGGAGAAAATGAGCAAACTCAGCATATGGTTCAGGCATATACTTCACTCCGATTTCTAAAATTCTATCAGTTTCATGATAGGCCGCATTTTTATTAGGAGTAATGACGAATTTAGGGGAGATATCTACTTCGTCTCCGGTCATTCCTCTCCTCTTTAGCTCATCGATAACAAGATTCTTTTTTCCAACTCCCATAGAAGTCATAGGATCTTTACCTCTTTGAAAAGAGACTGATTCATCAAGGCTTTCTGGAACCAGTTTATCCCTCCAGTCATGACCTTTACGATTATCATATCTGAATTTACGAACCATTCTCTCTGCTTGAGATGCATCAATAGTCACCTGATGGAGATCTGATTCGGGGGATGTTCCATATTCATCTGCGTATTCTCTTGCAAAAGATACTAACTGGTCGGGATTAATCTTATCCCTTTCATTTGCTAATTGGATAACATTCTTTCTCATATCTTTTTATATATTCTCAAAGAATGCTCTTAAATGCTCGGGAAGACTTTCATATTCATATTTTTCTAGGAGATAATTATATTCTTCGAATGTTGGCGTCCTCCCATTTTTCTGAAATTCCTCTAATTCCTTATTGATTTTTTTATGATCATTACATCCTTCGTATATTTTTATCCAAATAGTAGATCCATATTTTTTAATAAGGGAATGAGTCTTTTCCTGTGTGAGATCTTTCTCAGAAAGGTTATTCTCAATAATATTCGATAAAATTAGGATCCCTCCATTTTGCCTACCGTATGGATGTTCTACAAGTTTCCCTATACTCTTAAGACTTTTATCTTTTTTATGAATAATGGCAATGCAAAATTCTTTTGTCTGGGTCAAATCATGGATCCTATGAGATATAGTTCTATAGATCTCGTACTCCTCTCTTTTGTCTCCCTTTAATTCTATTAAGTCTTTAGCAGAATTTATTAAAAGGCGTCTAAATGATTTGGTATATTGTTTCATAATTAACATTTGATATTTAACCACAAATATAATCATTTTTAAAAAAAACCTACGAAACTTTTCGTTAAATTATAGTATAAAGTAATATATTGAGACAAATTATGAAAACAGGAATTATTTATTGTGCGGAGAATCTCTTAAATGGGAAAAGATATATTGGGCAAACAGTTAAATCTTTAGCTAAGAGAAAATCCCGACATCATTCTGAAGCTTTTATTTTCAACAAGAAAGGTAAATTCTATGATGCTTTAAGAAAATATGGATGGGATAATTTCTCATGGCACATTTTAGAAAATATACCTGTTGAAAATTTGGATGAAAGAGAATCATATTGGATAGCTAAATATAGAACACTCTATGAAGGGTATAATATGACTGAAGGGGGTCCTACTCTAATAGGGCACAAGCATACAGAAGAGACCAAGAAGAAAATAAGTGATAAGCTAAAAGGAAAATCCATGAGAGATGTTTATCTCAAAAATTATGGAGAGGAAATAGGGATCCAAAAATATGAGGAATATATTCAAAAACTAAATAGCTCTAATGGTAAGGGGAGAACTAGATTGGAATTATTTATAGAGAGGAACGGAGAAGAAGAGGGAAAAAGACTCTATAATGAGTTTGTTGAAAAAATCAGGGAGGCTAGAAGAAAAAAGGGTTCCACAAATACTATTACGGATTTTCAGGAAAAATATGGAATTATAGAGGGCAATAAAAAATATAACGAATTTTCTAATAAGATGAAATCCAAAAAGGATTTGGATGAAACTAAAATTAGAAAAAGCTTGGCTAAGAAAAAATATTGGGAAGAAGTCCATAAACAAAAAAAGACCCCTAAACTTTAGGGGTCTTTTTATTAAAAAGTGTTAAATATTAGATTAGGCCTCCAGCATTTGTCTTAAAAAATATCGTCAAATATTGTGTTTCTGGATGCCAGCCAGCATCAACAAGAGCGTATCTTGATTTGATGATAACTTTAGGAGCACCTGTACCTTCGGTGATGAGCTTAACTGATTCAGCCATTAGATATGGGCAGAATACTGTTCCTGGCTCGTCAGCAGCACCTTTTCTACCAACTAATACTCTAGTATCTTCGTAGATCATGTTAGGATCGACATAAAGAGTCATACCAGCGATAGTTCCTAATGGATATAGAGAACCGTTATTCTGGTTGAAAGTATTAGCCATTGGGGAGAATGCATACTGTGAGTTGGTCTGAAGAGCGGTTGCCATCTTAATGTTGGTAACAATAAAGTTAGCAGGACCTCTTCTACCACGCTGCATAACAACGTTACCAGCTGCTAGAATTCTAGCCATGATTCTCTTGATAGCAGTATCTTCGTTTTCGAAGTGAGCACCAGCAGTTGTTGGAACTGATTTATAACCTGGGAGGGTCATAGTCTTAAGAACTGATCCAGCATCTGTTTTAACAGCAAATGATGCAGTATTAACATCAGTTGTAGAAGTCATATCAAGGTTAAGGTTTACAGCCTCAACTTCGTTAGCAGCAATGTGGTTCTCCCATCCAAGAGCAAATACTCTTGAAAGGATGTGCTTGTTAATGCTCTGGCTGATCTCGTTGATACCAGCGTTTTCTACCATTGCGATAACATCTATACCCCACTGCTTGTTAAGGTCCTGAATCTGTTCCTGAGTTACAGAAACTGATACCTGATAAGTACCAACCTGAACGAATTTGGTGAATACGGTTAGACCAAGTGCCCTTGGGTAAGTCATTTCGCCAACACCTCTTTCCATTGGTTCGTATAGCTGAGTACCATCTACGAAAGTACCAGACCAGTTATCCTGATCGTATTGACCAGCACCGGTGAATCCCTGAACCTGATCTTCTAGAGTAGAGATAAGGGTAGGATACTTAGTAATAGTATCTGTAACACCTGAAGCATCAGTTACTTCAACGTTTCCGTCGAATACATCAGCAAGGTTAGCAGCAGTACCACTAAATGCACCGGTTTTAAACATTGCAAAACCATCAATTCTGGATTTGCCAATGAAAGTACCGGCAACGGATCCATCAACAGAAGCAAAAGCAACTACTTCACCAGCAGCAAGTCCAGCTTTAATAGTTGGAACCTCAGAAAGGTCAACTTTGAAAGCAAGAGGTGCATCATAAGCTGTATAAGCATTAGGTGTGAAAGCACCAGCTTTTTCAGGATTTCCAAGTGCCTTAGATGCAGGAGGAGCGCCGAAAGGCTGTTTTCCACCAGCATATACATAGTCAAGGTAAGAAACTACGCCTGTTGGACCTGGCATAGGAACTACGTTAACGATATCAAAACCTACTGTTCTAGCAGCCACCTGAAGTGACATAGGAAGAAGTGCAGGCCATTTGTCTCCAGAGCCCTGAGGAGCATTGTTAAGATCTCCTAGTGATGCTGCGGAAGCAGGTCTTGGAGTACCTACGCCAGGAACGTTATAAAGCGTTGCATATGGGTAGCTAACTCCTCCCATTTCTGCCTCATATAGGGCGTGGAAATGAGCATACTTAGAAATCCAGTTGAGTTTACCTTTCTCTTTAAGACCGGTAGTACTCTCAATCATCGGACTCCAAGTTTCTACGATTTGTTGTTCATTAAGTTGTTTCATGATTATTAAAAATTTATTTTTTCAACTTTTTTTATTTTAAACTAATTTATTAGTCTTTTTATTTATTTTTTGGTATTTTTCAGAGAAATAGGGCTTATCGCGGTATTATCCCTGATATTTTTTCATCATCGCACCAACTGAGGCGACATATGAGTTCATTTTCTGTTCAGCTTCCTTAGGATTCTTAGCGGTGAATACTTCATTTAGCGAAGATTTCTCCTTCTTAGGATTTAGTCCTGAGGTCTGCCAGAAGTTTTCAATCTGATACTGAGTAGTTAGATTGTAGAATTCTGCTCTAGCCTGAATAGCGGCTTTCTGAACGTCAGTAGCGCTTTCAAAGATTTCTCTGTACTCTTTAGGAGCAGCTTTTAACCATAGAGGTTCTTTTTCTGCTGCCCTTTTAGCTTCAGTAGCTAGTGCATTTTCCCATAATGCTTTAATTACTCCAGCGTCAGTTGTTGGGTTTTTCTTAATCTCTTCAGCAACTTTCTTTTTATCGCTTAGGGATAGGGCTGAGAAAGCCTTTCTATCACTCTCACTCAATAGAGCGGAGAATGGGAAGTCGGCTTTGACTGATTCATCGACTCTCTTTTCTTGTTCGATGCTTTCCATTATCTTACCAAGTTTCTCATTAAGTTTTGAGGACCTTGATTTTAGGATCTGAGTTCTATTTAATGATTCCTTTAGACTTCCTTCTGGCTTAGTATTAAGCTTAAGATTCTGATCTTTAACTTGAGAAGCTTTTGGGCCATCACTTGTTATCTTAACAGCTGGTTTTACACCAGATTTAGTCATATCTAGAACCATTACACCTTTTACCTTAGTACCAGCAGATACTTTTCCTGGGGTATCTTTAGTAGCTCCATCAAGAGTTTTAAGATTCTTAGGCTTAGCGCTCTTTGAGAAACCTGATTTACCAGTTTTAGCTACGATAGCACCATCCTTATCAGGAGCTATGCCTGAAGCTTTTCCAGCATCTGTATCAACTTTAGAATTTCCAGCGGTCTTAACATCTGTAATAACACCAAGACCAGCAACTCCTTTAATACCTGTAATCATACTTTCGGTAAGTGGTTTTCCAGTGATTCCATGTCTTGAAAGAGCCTCGTCGAGTTTCTTTCTGAGAGTAGGATTCTTTTTGCTTTCGGATACTAATTCAACATACTGAATAAGTTTTTTAGCATCCTCCTTGCTCATTGCTCTTCCGAACA